AGCATTAGCAGCCACTGTGGCTAGCTTTTGCTCGTCTGCTAGTGGGTACGTACGCTTACCTGTGTTTATTTCAATTGCGGCGTCCTGCAGGTCATTTTTAGCGCCCTGTGCGGTGCTAATAGGCTTGGCTGCGTCCGAGGTATTATTAACCAGCTCTAAACCGACATCCTCGGCGGTTACGTCATCCAAGGTTTTATCAATTATGGCCTGCACGGCAAAGCGCACGTCAGTGGTGTTGTCCTTTACGGCGTATACCTGCTCAGTGCCAATAACTGCGCTTTCAGCTGTAGGGATTTTAGCTATTAGATTTGCCATACAAAAAAGTATATCACAGCTACTAACCCATGAAATCTAAATTGACGCCGTCCATAAAACTAAAATCAGTCTCGTCCATGTACCGCAGATAGTTGCCGGGCTGAAAACATAACGGCGCGTATGGTGCCACGGCTGCACTAAATGGGGACACGCTTTTAGTGTACGGGGGTGTCTGGGCAGTGTAAATTGGTACGCAAATTTCAGACATATTTAGTATTTTTTAAATTGTGTTTTGCCACGCCTGTCGGAGCGCTGCCGCGAACCTGCAGCACCACTTTATAAAGCGGGTCCCCGGCCAGCTCACCCGTCTCATCCAGCACTTTAACACCTGTGCGCTTGTCAACGTACAGGGTGCCGGTTTGTATGCCTCCTCCGTGGTTTCGCTTTCCCATAATGGTGCTTTATTTAATTTGTAAAAAATGCGGCTGTCTTTGTAGGGCATATCGCCAGTAACTGTGGCCGCGGTTGTCTGCACCCCGGTAACAGCGGTTATGGCTGCGTCCAGTATATCACCGTCCAATTTTAGGCTGGACGTAAATACTGCGGTGCCAAACAAATCCTCGCATGTATATTGCCAATTATTGTCGTTTGTCTTTTTTTCTGCAAATACCATAATATTTTTATCACTAACCCCATGCATACAAAGGTCATGCAAAGGGTTAGTATAACTACACTATAGCATGTTATGCCGCAGCCCCAGTAGTAAGTCGGGTAACCGCCTTTGGTACGATTGTCACGTAACCAACTCGCTCAGTCCAACGTACCGCCTCTCGGTCTGTTGTAATAAGGTTAATGTCAGCGTCCGCAGCAACGTTGCGCACTGTACCGCCTTGGAACCGTGCAGCGTTAATGGAACCTTTGTAACCAAAGATTGCCGCCTTTCGCAGATCACCAAAGAGAACAAACGCCGTTGACGCACCACTAGCAGCAATTGCTGGCATGGATTCAACCAATACCTCGGGCATCCCCCAAACTGTCGCAGGCCCTTGCTGTGACGGCGCTTGGTAAATGTAAGCCCCGTTATCATCTTTTAGCTTTCGGACAATTGACTTGATACTACGGTGGTAGTAATACTTTGCGTTAGGCAAAGCACCTGCTGGCGTTGCGTCCTGCATATCCAGCAACAGGTCAGCGGTCAAGTTTGTAAACGCAACTTGCCCTGTAGCCATCGCCACATTGTTAGTTGACGTGTTACGCAGTACACCGGTGAAGCCACCAAACGTACCTGTCCCGTTACCCACAAAGAACGCTTGGTCCTCGGCAAGGGCAAACCCCTCAGCAACACGCGCTGCAAGAAATGACATAAAGTCAATTTCAGTATCTTCCAACAGCTCAGCTGTAACAGTAATAATGGCACCCAGCTTTTTAAGCGTAAGCGTTTCCTGTCCTAGTACAGCCTGCGTTGAACTGACCACAGCACCCTCGTCAACCCAGTATACAGACACGTCCGTTGCTAGGTTGTTTGCTTTGTACTCATGCTTTGTCAATTGGATTGACTGCATTTCACGCCGTGCAACACCGTAAACGGAAACAAGGTGTTGGATTTCAGCAGACAGCTCACTGTCAACTGTGTACCCTGCGTACGGCGTACCACTTTCGTCGGTTGTCATTTCCTTTAGCTTGGCCTCGTCGCCCCGCAATAGGTATTTACACGTCTCGCGCAAAGTGGCGTTTAGCCCTTTACGTTTTGTCACTAGGTCAGGGTGATACGCACCAGCTTGCTTTGCAATCAGTTCGTTTTGCTCTGACATAAACGTTTTCACTTTTTCAGTGACTTCGTCCGTTACACTTTTTGCGTGCTTTGAAAACAGCGCTTTAATGCCGGCATCCACATCTTCGTCGGTAGGTTCCTCAACGGCCTCCTCGGGCAACGCAGCAACAGCAGCAGCCTCATCAGCAACCACCTCGGCGTCACCGTCATCAAGCGCTTTTAGCAACTTGGCAACCTGTGCTTTTTCGGCAACAGTTGCGACCCCTTTTTTCATCAAACTTTTAATCAGTTTTAGTAATTCGCTCATAAATAAATTATGTTTTTTTGTAATTACCGCCCACGTCTGGGAGTTTTGGCTTTCGCCGGGGTCACGTTATCGACACTTGCTATTGGTTTTATTTTGCAGCTACCAGCAACCTAATGGCTTTGTTAATTTTCTCTTTACGGGCTTTGGCTTTACTGTCCCCGGGTAGATAGGTAATACCATGGTCAGTGTGTAGGGTTTTAATTAACTGGTACGCCTTGGCCACTTTTTCCCTGTGGGCCAGCTCTATGCTTTTAATTGCGTTTAAAGTTTTGGTATTTACGGACAGCTGCACAATTGGCTCGGGTACGTCTGGTACGTCTGGCTCAACCGGTGCAACTGGGGCCACTGGTTCAACTGGCGCAATTGGTTCTGGATCAGTAACGGGTTCCGGTTCGTCAGTTTCAACCGGGACGTCTGGTTCGGGTTCCGTTTCGGGTTCGGTTTCAGTTTCGGGTTCCGGTTCAACCACAACAGCTGCCTCCAGCTCTTTGGTATCAACGCCAATGCTTTTGGCTAGCGTGGCGGTGGCGTTGGCTGGCACACTTACTGCACTAACCTCCAAAAGTTCGGCGGTTTCAATTGTAAAATAGTCACCCTCTTTAAATGACTTGGGGATAAACCCAACACTGCTGGCGTGCAGGTACCCACCTGCGTACAGGTCAAATATAATTTTTGCCTTGGGGTTTTCGTCGACGGCAAATTTCCACACTTGTACCAGCTTGGCGTTAACCCCGGTGCCTTCAACTTTTGTGCTAACCGCCTTGGCAATTACCTCGGTTGCGTCATTGTAGTTGTGGCTATTTAAGATAACCGGGTTCTTTTTGTACGGCTTTAAATCCCAACCGTCCTGCAAAACTATGTCCCCGTGCCGGTCTTCCTTTTGGGTGCTAGCCACCATGGTTAAAGTGTAATTTTCCTTGTCAACACCTTTAATAGTAACCGGCATTGAGATAATTGCCTTTTCACCTGTTTTTAGTTTTAGATTACTTTTTTTTGCCATGCTGGTTTTTGTTAATTAAATTGTATCACACCCCAGACGCTACATTGTGCAGCGGCAGTTTATTACCTCACCCGCAGACCCGGTTGGGTCGCCCGGAAACATTAGGCCATTACTAAACGGCATACCAATTGGCCGCTCTTGCCCGTCCATAATGTAATGGCTGTCCCGCGTGTGTATGTCACCAACGGCAACCCATATTTTTATATTTAACCCGGCCTGTTTATAACCCTCCATGTTTGCATACTGGCTGGCAATGTGTACCTCGGTGCGGGCAATAAGGTTTGACCGCCATTCGGTAATTTCCCCATATGTATTTTCAATACGCGCAACTAATTCGGGCCGGCTTTCACCGGCGTCAAAGCTAGCTTGAAACTCACTCTTTAATTTCTCAAAAGTGGTTGCGGTAATTTTCTCCATAAACACATTGGTGCGCGCGTCAATCCAACCCGTGACGTCACTGGTCATGTTAAACCCGTATGTGCTGCCTGCCAACCGCATACTGTCATTACCAGCAGCCTCGGCCATCTCAGCCAGCACTGGATATAACGTACTGTGGCCTAACCTAATCTCAAGCGTAGCATTTGCGACCTCGTCAAACAGGTTTTTAATTCTAAACACCCGTTTTTGATCAATGGACACGGCAGCCACAAACCGACCCATCTGTTCTTTAAAATAATTATCAAGGTGTTTGATAAAAATTTCCTCCCGCGCGTCTGCACGCTTTACACTAATGTCAGCCCACATAGACCGTACGTCTACGTCTAGCAGTGGGTGCTCAATTGTGCTTTTTAGTTTTTTTTCGTCGGTACCCGGGGCCGGTGTAGTAAACCGTTCTTTGCCTAATGGCAACAGGTTAAATGGCACCATAATGGTGTCCCCACCCTCTATGGGTTCAAGGCCTAACTCGCTCATTTCACGGGCTTCGTTTACAGTTAAATAATGGTTGGTAACACCGCTAGCAATTTGCTTTAGCTTTTCGTCAATGTTCTCAGGGGTCGGGTCAATAAAACTAATTGTCTTGGTGTCGTCGGTTAGTTTGTGAGTTAGTGCACTAGTTAACGCCTTTAACAACGGGTTAATCGTCTCCCGCAAAAACATACGCATGCTGGCGTCACTGTTACTAAACTGCACGTCATCAACCGACCCAAGCAATATTTTAGGCACCGCGGTCATAATTACAATGTCCTCGAGCGTCATTTTCTTGGCGTCCATAAACGCCATTTCGTGTGGCGTTAGCCCTAGGTTTTGGTATGCAGCGTCACCGCCGACAAACAGTGGCCGGCCTGCGTTACGGGCGTCTGCATATTCTTTTTCGTACCCGTCCTTTAATTCCTGCAATTGTTCTGGCTGCAGCCGTTCAGTAGTAAATTTCATTACACCCTCAATTTTTCCACCGTTCTCTAAAATGCGCGCATGGTACGCACCAATCTGCTGCTCGGTTTGGATGGCGTGTATACCAGCTTTTAGCAAGCTAACACCCTTTAGCGGGTTTAGCGGGTCAGGTCGGTAAAAGTGCACCACCTCATCAGCGTCATAATTTACGGTACCGTCTGGGGTGCTGTACTCGTAGTGCAGCAGCATGCCCTTTACGTATACGGCCTTTACCAGATCAGGGCGCAGTATGTGCATTGCTGTTATAGTCTTGGCGCTAAATGCGTCTTTTCGGTTTGTTTCCATCCACACGTAACTGTCACCAACAACGTCAATATAGGTTTGGTTTAGTGCCCAAAAATCGTACTTGCTAAAATGTTTGTTAGGCCGGTTTAAAACCTTTAGTATTGGGTCGTTTTCAATGACCGCCCCCTTGGCGTCAAGTACCACAAAATCAATCTCACCTACCTTTTGTGCCCGGCGGCTAATAGCGCGGTTTGTGTACAGCGAGACATCGTTGGCTTTTAAAAATGACATATCGCCCCAGCGCGTGCCAGCAGGTAACCCCCCGGCAATAATTCCCGTATACTTTTTGGCCCCCCAGTTTTTCCTAAAGTTGTCTAGTAGTCCCATATAAAATAAATAGTGCTTTTAGTATATCACCAATTGCCAGAGCAAAACTATTTGTCAGCAAAAAAGCTATATCTCAGTATATAGCTTTTTCTCTGGCGGCGGGCCAAGGTGTTGCCACGCTAGCGCTCGCGCTTTTTAAAACCATGCAGTGATTTTCTCCGTAACTGCGTACCGTTAGTATAGCACTAAAAACCAACGTAGCTGCGCAGACTGTGAGTATAGACCCCATACCGGATGGCGTCCATGGCGTGATTAAAATCGTCAATTGGTTTGTTAGTGGGTTCTTTGTTTTTGTCCAAACCCCAACAGTATTTTTGCTGCTCACGCTCAACGTTGCTGCTGTTCTCAGTATAAAAAACCTCTTTACCTAGTAGCAAGTCTACCCCCACCCGTATGCTGTCGCTACCCTTGGTGCTTGCGTGCACGTTCCAGCCGTCAGCCTGCAGCTCAGCAATACTTTTGGGTTCAGCACAATCGGCATAAATCCGGGCACCCTTGGGCACGTCATGCCGGGCAAGTTCGTCGCTAATATTTGGCAGCTTGCCGCCCGGGTCGCGGTTAATTAGGCCGGTGCGGTATACCAGCTCTTTAACATAAACCCGGTTGTTATGTTCTTTAATTTCCACAATGGCCGTGGGGTCGTTTGTAAAACCAAAGTCTATTGCGTAGTAGCTGGGGTATGGCAGCGCGTCAAACTCAGTTGCAGACAAGGGTAACCAATTTTTATAAATACGCCCCTTGGCCCCGGCGCTAACCATTCCACGTATCACGCTCCAGTAGTGGTCCGGGTTAGTTGTGCGGTATTGTTCCCAGTTATATTTAGTACTGGCTGCAATGTTTTTAGCATTAACTAAATAGTTTGTGTCAATAAACAAAACCTGTTCAGTAAACTCACTTTTTAGCACCGGTTTATAAAAACCGTCCACCACGTTGCCGTCCTCATCTATTGCCTGCACCAAGTTAAACCAGCGCTTTATAATCCAATGGTTTATGTCAGGCGGGTTTAAATTCATCATTACCGTTACCGGGCTTTTTAGCGTACGCAAACTGTCATCCAACATTATAAAATCCTCGGGGCCAATTTCGTCGGCTTCCTCGATAATAACTTCGTTAAAGTTGGCCAGTGATTTTAGTTTACTTTTTTGGTCGCCATTCTTTTTAAAGCCTAGGCCGCGTATTGAGTTTTTCCCATACCTAAACATCAACGGGTTCTCGGTTATGTTAATAATTTGGTCAATACCTAATTCCTCCATATTGTCCCGGACGTCTGTAAAAATAGAGTTTTTAATATCTTCTTTTACCAAACGCATAATAGCTGCACGGTAATACTCGGGCGCACAAATTTTTGCTGTGGCGCGCTGGGCCGCCACTTTACTACGCCCGGCACCACGCCCGCCCATGTTTATTATGTAGCGGTAGTGCCCCAATGGGGCCGTGAATACTTTTGCATAATGGCTGTTAATCTTTTGGATCATGGAAGTCTACAAATTCTATTTGGTTACCACCAATTTGCTGGCCCCCACTGGTAATGTCCACGCTGGCACCAAACTCGTCGCGGCGCTTTTTTTCTAGGTAGCGCATGGCCAAGTTTGCGTCCTTGGCCAAGTTGTTAACCACTGTCTGCCGGGCCACTAATATTGGCAAATCCTTTAATTGCTTTTTTATGGGTGCAAACTCTGGGTGCAGTACAATAAAATATTTAAAAGCGTTCAGGCTTACACCGGCGTATAAACAAGCCTCTTCGTCAGTGCTACCAATTTTAAATGCGTCTATCAGCCGTTGCACTTTACTCCTGTCTAACCACCACCCGTTGCTGGTATTTTTAACCTGCAGCACACCAAAGTTAATGTCTCTAATTTCGTACGTGTACGGGTTTATCCTACCCGTCTGCCGGCCAGTAATAGCGTGGGTATGTGCTTTTTTTAAACTACGTTTTGGGCTGGCCATATTGGTTATTATACATGCTAACGCGTTGTTATAACGCGCAGCCTTTCCTGTTCCAATTCTTTAGCCGCATATTTTGCTCCCGGGTGCTAGCTATAGTCTCGACCACTGTATTTGTCTCGGTATCGATAATGCAGCTGGACATCATGTTTTTTGGTTTTACTATTTTGTATCGGTTGGTTGGTTGCATAGGTTAGGTGTTAATTGTTCTGTTAAAAATATCTCTAATGACGTTTACAGTAACCGCATTACCCAGTGTTTTATAGCGCTGAGTGTCACTAACGGCCTGCGTCCAGCCGTCTGGGAAGCCCTGCAGCCGCTCGCACTCGGTTGGGGTTAAGCGGCGTATTTGCTTACCCACCTTTATAAACACTTGATCAGCCTTTACGCTTGACCCCCGCAGTGTGTGTGAAATTTGGGTTTGTGCCCGTCCTTGGTCTGTTCTGCCCTTTGCGTTAGGTAGTTTATCATCGCCAAGGAGAGGAAATACTTCGGGTCTGCGTGTTCCTCGAGAATGTCCGACAATGAACACTCGCTCGCGGTTTTGCGGCACACCGTGATTTTTGCTGTTAAGCACTTGCCATTGACAGTCATACCCCAATTCATCAAGCGTGGTGATGATGGTAGTAAATGTTTTCCCTTGGTCGTGAGATAGTAAGCCTTTGACGTTTTCAAACATAAAAAGGCGTGGTAGTTTTTCTTTAATAATCCTAGCGAGTTCAAAGAACATCGTGCCTCTTGTATCACTAAATCCACCACGCTTTCCTGCAATCGAGAAAGATTGACATGGAAAACCCCCCAAAAGCAAATCAAAGTCTGGTAAAGTTTTTGCGTCAATTTTTGTGATGTCTCCATAGTTTTTGTGGTTAGGGAAGTGGTTTTTATAAATAGTGCAAGCATACTTGTCAATCTCTGAATAACCAACGCACTGACCGTGCGGGCCAATACCTAGCTCAAAGCCGCCAATGCCACTAAACGTTGAGAAGTATTTTAGCACTGTAGGGTTAGTTTTTATTTCTGTGGCAGTCATACACTTGATAATTATTTTAATCGGCTAATGTAAATGCTCAACGCCTGCACGTCTGACGCCGCCTCAAACGTCTCCTGCGCGTCCACGTAGTACCAAGCGTCCTCAAATATCATTAGGTGTTATTTAGTAGGTGGGGTTAGGGCTTCCAGTTTGCTGCTTGCTACATTTATGTCAGCCAGCAACTGGTCACTAATTGCAATAACACTTCCTTCCAACATAAGAGTTGCTCTGGCTTCTATATACTTTAGCCAGTATATATCTCGCTCCCTTGCCCCTGCTTCACGTTCGGCGGTGAGGGTTTTTCTTAGCCAATCCGATAATACAACAGTTTCGCCTTTTTCATTTTCAACTACTCCACTAAAAAATTCGTCAATAGGCAATAGCTCGGTGTCGTCTGTCCGTTCTATGTAGGAATGTACACCAAATAGAGTAAACTCCGCCATCCTTTCTTCTACGCTTGGTATCTTAGTCATAGGTGTTGTTAAATATCTGCTTCTGGTAAATTCTCAATCCATCTGTTGCTTCTCATCATGTACTTTACTGTAAACGTAACAGGATAACCGTCACCATTATCAAACTCGCTTTCTACAAAATCTAGTACCTCGCTTGCTTTCATAGTAAAGCCAGTAATTCCCAACTCTTTTTGCATTTTTTGCGGAAAAGTAATTTCAGCACACAAAACTTTTTCCTTTAATCTGTCTAGCTCGATTGTTTTAGTACGGTTTTGCTCGTAAGTGAGTGTCATAGGTTATTTAGTGGGTGGGGTTAATTTCTGATAGGGCTTTTTCAACACTCATAGACAGCACTCCTTCAGATGCAAGGACTTTCCTTACTTCAAGTATTAGGGCGGTGCGGTCTTCGGTGATTATTCGGTGAGTTGTTGCATATATTGTGTCAGAGGTCATGCTTCCGTTACATTCACAATAAAACTCTTTGAACATCGTTGCCCTCTCTTCTACGCTTGGTATCTTAGTCATATGCTACCAAGTTTTAATTTGCCGCCCTTGCCCGTCTTTAAAGCTGCCGGCGGCAGTCATTATTAGATCAATAAACATCCAAATCCCTGTAACCAATAAACCAACCACAGTGCAGGTTAAAACCAGCATTACTATTGCGGTGCCCGTCTTGCCGGCATAAAACCGGTGCGCGCCAAACACGCCTAAAAACCAGCATAATAATAAGGTGGCTAACCTTGACTTCTCTGAAACGTTACTCATAGTGTTAACTTATTTTTTAATCACAGTTTACAAACTGCAGGGGAAATATGTTTGGGTGTTACTGGTTGCGCGCACTTACTTTAAAACCAACCAGTTCCACCGTGCATTGTCTAAATTAAATTAGTTGGACGTCCGGGGTGCAACCCAAACTCATTTATGTACTTACGCCCGTGGCTGCGGGCTTTCACCAACAGCGCCTGTTTTCAAGTGGTACGCAATTCGCCCCGGGCTTTCGCCACCTAGCCACAAATCCCCCCTGCAGGTTATTAACCTGCCTCGCCTGCCTTGGCCGCCTGTATCTTTGCCCAGCGTGCCTTGGCCGCTTTACTGGCCCGGGCCGAGCGCTGCTCTGCCGTCATGTTTTGGCCACTGCGTTTCCCCAACGTTGACATGACTTTGCTAATTTCGCTTTTATTACTTTTTTGCATACGGTTAGTATATCACATTGCTAACGCAGGCTGTGGCAAAACCGTCCCGCATTTTACTTTTTGCCCGCCCCCACTTGGCTACTAACCCGGCGTATTTATTTCGTGTATTTTTTCGGCGCCGTTTTGTGCGCTTTATATTTTTCTGGCTGTCAATAAAACCTAGCAGCACCAAAGTTTTAAACGCGCCGTCAAGTTCTGACTTTATACGTACCAGCGGTACCCGTGCGGCCACAATTCCCCGCACCATGGTAAACAGCCACAGCATCCAAGCTAGTAAAAACAGTTCGGTTGTACTAAACGCCGCTATTAGTATTACTACAAATGCAGCTAATTCGAGCCTCGTTGACCGCTGCGTATCTTTTAGGGCTGCACGCATGGCAAACATCAAACCGTCAATATACAGCGCCACCTCGGCCATTTTGTCGCGTGCCTGCTGTTCGTCAACATTTTTCTTTAACTGCTCCATCTCCGTTAGCATAATTTATTTTTTATTACCCACTAATTTTGCTGCTGACCATACCAATAAATACTCATGGGTAAATTTGCCGCCATTGTATTTGCGGCAGCACTGCCCACAGGCTACCCGGTTACGCCGGTGTCCCCGGCGCTCTTTTCTGCAGCTTGGGCACATGCCTAAATATTTACCCTCGGGCATATCGTGGTTGTGGCAACGTTTGCCGTTGCAGCCAATGGACATTGCCCGGTGCCGCCATATCCCGTTATGCCCATGCATAGGGCCAACCAAGGCATGAGCTATCTCATGCAGCAGCACGTCAATGGTGGCTGGTTCGTTGTTACGTTCGATCAGGTGGCGGCTAACGCTAATGGTTTTATTTTTAAAGCTGCACAACCCGCCCCGGCGCTTGGCCTCGTCAATTTTAAACTGCCAACCCTCCTTTACCAACCCATGCATATGCATTAGCTTTAGGGCAATTAACTCCGCTTGTTTTACTTGCATACAGGTTAGCGCATGTACGCCTTTACGCTCATTAACCGGGGCCGCGTGCCAAACTCCTTAGCAATACGCTTGGCAATAGTGTTGCCGTGGTCAATGTAGGCTTTTACAATAGCAACCGCCTCGTCGTACGTTATCCGCCCCATGGCCAAATCGTACTTGGCAGTATCGGCTGCGGTTTTTAGCTGTAGTGTCTCTTTAGTCATTTTTGTTATATGTTACCGGCGTAAATAATTGCTACTATGTCGCTAAACTGTTGGTGCACCCAGTCCACCCCGCCACCCACTTTGTTTGCGCAGGCTGCGTCAAACGCTAGGTCCAGCTGCAAGCCTTTTAGGCCGTACTCTTTACCCAAAGTATATTTTAGGGTTGCTAGGTTTTCGTCGTGCAGGGTAAATGTCTTGCCGGTAATATTATTTCGCATACAGTCTTTTTTTTGTGTACTGGGCAATTAGTTTTGTCTCTGCTGCGTCTAGGGCCTCGGCTAGTTGGGTGTGCGTATGGTTGTCCTCGTTTGCGTATGGGTCAATAAAGTTTTGGTCTGCAATTTCTGCTCGGGCGTTGCTTATAGCTTGCATTACTACGCTGTACTCTAGTTCTGTAAGTCGTTTTGTCATGTTGTGTGTGTTATTGGTTAACTGTCTATAGTATATACTAACGGTTAGCATAATGCAAGGGGTTTAAACTGCAGTAAGTGTGGACAACAGGTGGTTATAATCACCGCTGGTTGCGTCATCAACTACCGCGGTAATCTGCTGGTTTGTCCAGCCGGCCCGCCTTGCGGCATTTTGGAACCGGGCCAGTAAAGCAAACGCGTTGCCGTTAGTACCCTCTAGCTGCAGGTGCAATTGTGGTTGTGCCATAAAATTATTTTTGGTTGTTAGTAGCTCCTAGTAATGTGTACAATTCTGCGCTTATTTCTTCCCAACCATAGCTGTTGTCGCAGTCCTCTACGCCCCAGTAATATTTATGGCCAACAGCTTTAATTACTAAACTGCCATACGTATTACCAGGTCTCAGCACTGTAATATTTGTCATAAAATTATTTATGTGAATTTTTAAAACTCAGCTCTGGCCTTTCCAATACTTTGTCTCGGGTCATTGCAGAGCCTATGTCGGTACCCTCTTGCACACCAATGCTCAAATGGTTTTCATTTTGCATTTCCCTTGCCCTGTACAGCCGCTGCGTCATTCTAAAGTGCAGCATTTTTAAATTTTTTAGATCGTGCCCGCTGTCTAGCGCCTGCAGGTGGTTGTACCGTATAGCGTCCTCTAATGCGTTAACCAGCTCAGCCAGTTGCCGCCGTTCAATTGTAATTTTTTGTATAGCCATAAATTATTTATTAAGCCGTAGGGCTTGGGTTAATGTGTTGTAAAAAACGTATGCGCAGTAATCAGTCATAGGGTCGCTCAGGTCGTTGGTATTGCGTACACCAATGCAGTCAATTGTCTCCACGTCACCGCCGTAGCTGCTGGCCATAAACTCCATTGTCCGGCCACCCATGTCCACTTGGTAAGTTTTGTTCCGTTCCCCCCGTACGTGCAGCGCTTTGTATCCGGCCGCCTCAATCTTTTTTAGTGCGTTTTTTAGTAGCATATTTTTTTTGTGTTAACTGTTTTGGTTATGCATAGATTGTATCCTAACGGTTAGCATAATGCAAGTGTTTTCCTCTCTTGTTTAACTACAAAAGTGTCGGTCAGTTTTAGTTGTTATTTGTGCGTCAGGGTCGGTATCGAACCGCCATCTCCAAGCTGGTAGCCCGGTGTGTAGCCATTACACTGCTAACGCGTTGCCATCATTTTACCACAGTGGGCCGCTTGCCTTTATACATACGTGCACCAATCTTTTCAAGGTGGCTAAACGGCAGCACCGGCAGCGTTAGGTTTTGCTCGCAACTTTTGTCAATAAAAAATATATATTTTATTTGGAAACCCTGCAGCGGTTTCCATTTTCTAAAGTCACCAGCAATCATTTTATGGTGGGCCTGTATTGTATGCATAACCTCCCCATTGTCAGGGTTTTGCCGCAGGGCTGTGTTGGCAGTGGCCCCAACTAATTTAAAACCACTGGCCCGGTAAATAGCACCGTCCCCGCAACTGGTTGCGTCCGCAAAACTAATAACCCATTTAATATGCGGGGCGTATTTTTTGATCAGCTTCAAGCTAATTGCAATGGCCCGGCTTTCACTATTTTTGGGCAGCACGTCATCAAACGCCATGCGGTTTAATTCGCAAAACTCATAAAACCCAGTACCAGCAACTAAGTTGACTGTGCCCTTTTTATTTATGCTGGGGCCGTACTGCATAACCCCATGTAACCCGCCCTCATAGTAGACGCCAAAGTGCAGCTGACTGTTGGGTGCCACCTTGCCGCTGTAATGCGTGTCCTTGATAAACTGGTTAGCTAGCTTGGAGCTAATGGTTTTTAGTTTTAGGTCTTTTGCTCCCATAGTGTTACCAGCGCATAAAGCGCGTTACCGTTACTATTTGTATTTTGGTCAGTCTCCACTATTGCCGCAAATTCTGGCAGTGTCTTTACGTTGGCTAGTGCGTCTTTTAAAGCCTTGGCCTGCAGGTTGGTTAATGTAAATGTCATTTGCTCCGTGCCGTCCCCGTCCGTAGGTAAAGCAAACCCGTCCATATCTAGACCTAGGTCAACCAGTTCGCTACTAAACCCGGTTAGCTGCACCATCGGTAAACTAATTTCCTGCAGCTCGGCAATTACCAGCTGCATATCCCAAGGGCTTTCATTTAATTTATTGTCAGCTAGCCGGTACGCCTTGGCTTGGTCCTCGGTAATATTTGCGTACGTAACTGGTACTGTCTTTAAACCAAGTTTTTTAGCGGCCTCCAACCGGCCATGGCCCACAATGATCACGTTTTTGGTGTCACATACAATGGGCTGGTTAAAACCAAACTCGGTTATGCTATTTGCAATTTTTAGTACCTGCTCCTGCGGGTGCTTTTTAGCATTTTTCTCGTAGGGCATTACAACGTTTATGTCTAATTGCAGTATTTCCATATTACGTATTTTTTCTTTCGTCAGCCAACACCAAGTACAGCTGCTCGGTTACGTGCAGGTAATCGCTCAGGTTCATTTGAGTGTAGTTAACGCCAAGGGTAGCTATGACAAATTCTTTTAATTCTGCAGCCTTGGCGTTTTGCTCGGCCATATTTGTAAAGACGTCCGGGTGTAACGCTTTTAGCTTGAGCCCGGCTTGGCTTTCTAGGCCCAAGTGAAATAATTCGTCCCACAAAATTTTTTCCGCCAGCATAATAGTTTTGCCCCCGCGCTCAATTTCCACCTCGCGGTCTTTGTGGCGGTCTTGGGCTGTACGGGTGGCTTCCTCAAACCTGTCTTTTGCCGCCGCTACCTCATCGCTTAAACGGTGGATATTTTGCAGGGCGTCTCGAGTTAATTGCATAATTATTTTTAGGGTTAGTTAATGATTGCTGCGCTTGTAACTGTATGGGCGTCACTGCAGGCTTGGCAAAACTTGCTGCCGTGCCGGCGCTGGTTTTGGCACTTGGTTTTATCAACGCTAATTACGTAGTACGGGCACGCCACACCAGCTGGGTTAAAAGCCTCACCACCCTCGGACAGGGTAACTGCGCCATTGCCACAAATACGCTGCACAATTTTATTAGCTTGCCGCTGCATGTGGTCTTTTTGAAATTGCATGGGTGCAACCTCAATACGCCGCATTAGTTTTTTATAAGGCTGGGCCTCGGTTGCTGGTACAGTTACTTTTTGCTCAACGGTTTTTGGATCAGTTAATGTAGTCATACTATTTATTTCGCCAAATTATTTTGTTTGTTGCCTTGCCTTTGTACGGGTCTACCAGCACCTGCACCTTGTCGCCCACTAGTATTTGTATTCTCATTTTTTTCATTTTGCCCGCTAGGTAGCACTGCAGGCTTTCCGTCTGGCTGGCCCCCTCCAGCATTGTCACCCGGTACGTCTGGTTGGGTAAGTGTTCCGTCACCATTGCCAAGTCCCCCTGTTTGCTCACGTGTATTTTCATCTTTTTCAATTATGCTGCTGCCTATAAGTGCTGTACAAAAGTAAACATGGTACGTGGTACCAGCTACAATGTAATCAAATAAATCTTGGTAAATATCCACACCTTTCCACCGGTACGCGTTAAATAAATCAACGTGCAAAAGTGCAAAAGTGCTAACCACCGTATCGTAACCAACACCACCCTCGCCCTTGTCGGTTGTGCCATTAACCACCATAGCCTTGGGCTGCGTTTCCATTGTGTGCACCATGGTGTCAATGTCGGTAAATTCTGTAAATAGCATACTGTCGTTTAGTAGCAATTTATATTTACGGGTCGTTTCACTAAACAGCGCGGTCCAAACTGCAGCAGCGCTAGCATTGTAACCAAGGTGCTTTATCCGCAGCCGGCTAATCAAACCAGCGTCCCGGGCCTTGGTGGCCAAGTCTTTAAAATCAGCACGCACCAAGTGCTTACTAGTATCGCCAATATAAATATGGGCGCCCGGGTAATGCTTGGCAATACTCAAAACTAATTGCTCTAACCCGTCTGGGTTGGTATTTGTCGCAATTAAAAAATCAACATCAGTAATCATACGTTTTTATTTTTTACCACAGTTTGCAGCACTTTTTTTGCCAACTTAGGGTCGCTAATAATTTCAATAGCAGCGTCAAGTAAATCCTGCCGGCTAACACTTAGGCTGCTAGCTGCAGACATCTCGACGGACATATAGCTTAATGTGTACGCAGTTTTCATGCTAACGGTGTACGTTTTTCTTTTTAAAATTGTTTTGGTGCTCATATTTTTATTATACACTAATCATGTAATCATGCTGCAGGGGTTAACGGGTATAACTCCAAGTCGCACCGCTCGCCTTGGCGTTTATTGGCGGGCACTTTTTTTAAATCGCTAATATGCATTAAATCTTTGTCGTTACGTATAACCCCACAAAGCTGCAGGCTGTCCAGCACAGTGGTTAACGCGTTGTCCAAGTCTTTGCGCTTGGCAATTGTAAACGTGCCGCGTATACCAAACGGCACTAGCAGGGCGCCTTTACTTCTGATCATGCTCCATGCAACCAAATCCTCGTAATCCCGGACGTCTTGCTGTTTGTATATGCCGCCGTGTTTGCTAATCCGTTGGGTGTTTTTTTTAGACGGTATTGTCCCCGCTATCGCAACTAGTATCATGCAATAAGTGTAGCATGACACTTACTGGTATATGCATAACCCCATTTACCTCCACGCCACTAGCCTCAATAGCGTCACATACGCCAACCCTAATACGGCTGCGCTCTTTTAATTTTGTGTTTAAACTGTTTATATCCGTCATAAATTTTAATCTAAATTACTTTCCGCTAAACTTGCAACTTGGTACCATTCTGCCGGGTCAAAACTGTCTTGCTTTGAAGCCATCACCTCGGCCATTGTAATAGTTTCGTCAAACCGGTCAATAATCTCATTTCTAAAAACCACAACTTTTTTGGGTATAGCTTTGCCACGCAGCAACTCCCAGCCTCGCCTAGTAACCACCCACCCGGCCTGCAGGTCGTGCTTTTCCCCCTGCATAACTTTTGCAATTAAACCAAGGGTGCGACATTTTGTTTGCCGGCTTTTAGTAGTGTAATCAGCGGCGCAGTCTTTTTGTATATGCACCCGGTTGGCGTGAGTAAATGCCATGCCCTTGCTCAGTTTACCCCGCACCACGCTACCCATTGCCTGTAGCAGCTTGGCGTCAAAATAATCAAAGCTGGTAATATATTGCTCCATGCTGGCAGCGCAGTTTGGGCAACGTTTTTTGTTGTTTAATTCTTTCCACCGCATAGCCACAATGGCCCGCAAATAATCCCCGGTAGCACTAAATGCCTCGGGTCGCTCAGCGTGCAGCATAACAAGGTAATCCCAAAGTTTTGGCATTTTGCCGGTGTTGTATATGTCTTTTTTCTCCATGTTAGTTTATTTCTTTTAATTTTGGCAGCTCACGCATACCGACCAGATCAGTGCGCCCGGTGCCGACCAGCTCGTTAATGTGTTGGGTTGCTTGCCGCACAATGTCGCACAGTACCTTGGGCACGTCCCGCTCAAGCTGCGCAAAGTCGCTGCCGTCCAACGGTTGGTACGTGCGGTGCCACCCAGTGTAGCTGTGCACGTCCGGCTCAATAACTTTAATTTCATTGCCACTAATTACTTTGCCGTCAAGGGTTACGGGTATCCGTTCCACCTTGGCATAAATAGCCTTTTGCAAATCAACCGTATTGTGCACTAACACAAAGTCAGTTGGCCGGTACCCATACGTCACCTTAAAAACTATTTTGTGTGGGTAGGTCATACGGTCATTTTTCTAATTAGCCGGACAATATCGCTATGCCACCTCGATTTTTCATACAAATAATTTCGCATAAACTGGTCTTTTTCCTCGCTTCCGCGGCGTAGGTAGTAGGCTTCCTCGGTCTCAAGGTGCGCTAGTATTTCGTCTCGGTTCATAACATTTTTGGTTTATTGCTTTGTTGGTTTTTAATGGCTGCAGCTTTTACTTTGGGTATCAGGTCGTTAAACTTGTCGCGCAGCTTGGCAGTGCTCAAAATATTTTGCTGCCAAAAGCTGTCGTTTTGCGTCCACCTAACCATAAACTCAATTTGCACATAGGTGCGCCCGTCTATGCGCCGCAGTTTTTCTATGTGGTTGGCCCACGTGTCCATATTGCCGCGCAGCTGCCAGTCTGGGTTATTGCGTTTTATTAGATCAGCCAACAGCTGTGCCATTTCTAAATCTTTTTCAGTAAACATAACCGGGGCTGCAGGGGCTTCAGGAAAAACCCCGTCAGGTAAAGTTAAGTTAAGTGAAGTAGAGTGAAGTATAGTGCGATACGCTATGGGTAGGGTATGCATACCGTATAGGTATTGCTGCACAGCCTCGGGGGCTTCGGTTAAAATACGCTGAACACCGGCCATAATTTTGGGGCTGGCACTTTGGTGTTTGTGAAAATTAACCAAAAATAACCAGTCTTGGTACACGGCCAATTTTCCATCCCTCGTAAATTTATTTAGTACCCCCCTCAACTGTTTTTCTGGTATGCCAATTTCACTGCTGGCAACTTTTGGGTTTAATTTGTACACCCCTGCCACGTTAGCATTAGGGTTGGTTAACAGGTACAGCCAGACCGTTTTTTCCTCAATTGGTAGGCCATAAAACCAGCTGTCCCGCCATGTTTCGTCGCGTATGTACCTTTGCTTTCCGTTACTCATAATTCCAGTATACTAACTTTGTAATATGATTGCATGATGTCATCAGGGGACAACCTGTTAACAAACCCAATTATCCACACTGCGCGGCCCATCTGTGGTTACTGTACGTAACACCTCGGGGGCGTGCTTTTCGATCACTAGTTGGGCAACACTAGCAATCTTTGTCCCCTGCACCCGCTCAACGGCCCGCAGGACGGTTGTATGGTCCCGGCTGTAGTACCGGCCAATATACTTGTAACTTAACCCCAGCCGCTTACGCAGCAGCCACCACACTGCTGCCCGGGCGTCCGCCACGTTTTGCACCCGGCTTTGACTGTGCAGCTCAGTGTCGGTTAAATTGGCCGCGGTAGTAATAGCCGCCTCAACCGCTTTTATTTTTTCAATTAGTGTCATGGTTAAATTATTCCTTATACCCCTGCAACCTAGTAATCCCAGCCTCGGTACTAAACAGCATGTCACCCTTGCCGAGCAATTTTTCTGCACCGGCCTCGTCCAGTATGACCAAACTGTCAACTTGTTTAGCCACTCTAAATGCCACCTTGGTGGGAAAATTTGCCCGTATAGTACCGCTCAGCACGTCCACACTAGTACGCTGGGTCGCTAATATTAGGTGTATACCTGCAGCCCGGGCCATCTGGGCCAAGCCACGCAGTGCCACGTTAACCAGCTTTTTATTTTCACCGTTGGTAATGTCGCCAAACTCGTCAATAAATACAAACTTGTACGGCATGTCATTGCCTTTGTAGCTGCCAATATTTTTAACCCCAGCTGCAGCCAACGTGTTGTAGCGCTTGTTCATTTCGTCGACCAATTCTATAAGCACCAAAGCAATGGCGTCATGATCAGTAACGTGGGCAACCACTTTATCCATGCCTGCAAATTCTTTCAGCTCAACTTTTTTGGGGTCACACAATACAATTTCTGCATTACTAATAGTGTCAAGCTGTCGTATCAAGTTACCCAACCAAACACTTTTACCAGAACCGGTGGCACCGGCCACTAACATATGCGGGGCTTCCCGTATGTCAAAGCGGTACGCGTCACCCTGTGGCGTTGCTCCAATAGCAACTTTAAAGCCGCCCAATGGTTTTGGCATGGCTGGGAATGTGCGTTCGGCGGCAGGTACCTCAAAGCCCACAAAACTGGTCCCGGGTATTGGTGTCAATATCCGCACACCGTCAACTCCCAGCACCTGCTGTATATCTGCAGCATAACTGGCTACACGGCTCATTTTTAACCCTACGCTGGGCGTATACCGGTATAAGTCTACGGTGGCGCCGTTAATAGTATCCTCGTGGTCAAGCAACATACCAAACTCCATTAGTTTGGTTTTAATTTTTTCAGCATTTGTCATTTTAGAATAGTCTAAACTTTTGGCACTTATAAAGTTTTTCTCCAGCGTCTTTTGGAAACTGCGCATGTTATTAGCGTTGGCAATTTCTTTTTTTAGCAGATCAGTAATGTTAGTTACGTTGTTTTCTTTCATCCGAGCAGCCTTTTCCTCCTCTACGTCCAGCCGGTTAATGTAGGCAATTAGGGCAATGTCACTGTTAAACATTGCGTCAATGTTTGGTAGCCAAACCATTTTGCCATTGATGGCGCTTATCACGTCATCATAAAACCGCAAAAAGCAATCAAAAAATAATTCGTTGTCCGCGTATACCATTTCATACTCGCGCACCTGCGGGCTGCCGTCCCGGTTTTTACTCATTTTAATTTCCTCGTACCGCATGGCGTACGGTTCAACCCCGTACTTGGCGTACACCAAAAAATAGTAAATCACCCCCTGCAGTATTTTAGCCCCGTCAATTTTTTCCGGGTCACTAAAACTGCTGCAGGTTTTGTAATCGACAATTATTAGCTTGCCGTCCTCTTTAATAATTTTATCCGTGTACCCCTTTAGTGCCACGGGCAACGTTAGTTGCTTACCCCGCCACTCGATGTCAATTTTTTCCTCTAATTTTTCCTCTGTGCTGTGCAGCACGTCTGGCGCATAGGGCCGCTCGTGCACGTAGGCATTAAACGCAAACACAAACTTGTCCTGTATCTGCTGTTTGTTTTGGTACGTGGTGTTCCAACCAATAAACCCATCCGGGTAATTGTCTATGTAGGCCAGCCCGGTTTTTAGGCCGTACTCAATGGCCTCGGCCTCGTTGCTGGGTACCAGCGTATCGCTGCCGCCGTAGTAGGTCTCCATAGCACAATGAAAGGCACTGCCTAACACCAACACCGGGCTGCTGGTACTGTCGATGGTGTCGCCGTTAATGTATTTTATTTTAAATAAAATTGCATTAGTGGCAGCAAGTCGCATGCTGCTGGCGCTCAAGTGGGTTAGTGGAAAACCCTGCAGGTTGGTTTTACTTTTGCTGCGCGTCACCTTGGGCATCGTCATTTTTGGCTTCAACTTGGTTGGCTTTTCCGTTGTTTTCTTTTTCATCTGTTTTAATTAAACTACTCATTTTTAAACCGGCGCTGCTGTCCTTGGCCAGCTGCATACGGTCACCAATAATGCTGTCTTTGTTATCCTCACTAATTGCGTGCACAATGGTTTGGTTTTTAGGTACCAGCTTGGCTACCTGTTTTAGTACGGTCTTTTTCCACATCCACAGCTCGGGGTCATTGGCTACGTCCCACGGGCTGTGGCTGCTCTTGTAACTTTTACTAAACTTTGCAGCAATGGCTAAAATATCTTTTTTGCTCATTACCTTGGCAACTTTACCACCACCCTGCACAGTGACAATAACATACGCGCCAATCGCTTCTCCCCGATTATCGTTAAACACGTCCGGCTCGTGCTGCACTTGGCCATTAACAAATTTAAAGCTGTCGTTTTTGTATACAATCTCTGCGTTAACGTCCTTGGCACCGCTGCGGTAAAACAACGTTATTAGGCCTTGGTACCCAAGCTGAAATTGGGCAACATTTTTATATGGCAAAACGTATGCCTCGCCACTTACGTCACTGGGCATTAGTTCCAGTTGGGCCATTGTCATAAAGCTATTTATCACTGACACAGGTTCGCACTCCAAAAGTTTTGGGGTACGCTGCACGGCACTAACTACACCGCTCAAAAAGCGCAGTGCTAGTTTTGGGTCACCAAAATAATTGTCAATTTGCCGGCGGTACGTGGTGGCTAGCACCATTTTTAGATCATTAACGTTATCAAATTGGTGGCTGCCATAATCTACAGTCTCTATATTTTCACTCATATTTTAACTTGCTATTTGTAACAGTGGCGTTAACCACTGCGCAACAGTATACACCATTTTATGCACAGGCTGCATGATTGCATGGTGTGTATAAGTGGATAAAAAGGCGGCCAATAAGTTGGCCGCCGCTGGTCTTTCCCAGCTGTCAAGATATAGATCACCTCCTTTCAAAGTTGCCAAGGTGTTGCCGGTTTAGCAGTCCAAAGTGAACGGCTAAACAATGTATCGAGCAAAATATGCAGCCTTTATGCTGGAACATTTCGAGCACGCTGCCACGTACAGCGTTGCACCGGTCACACCTCATTTCGGGTTGCACCTTGGGCAGTAGCAATACCCTAGGTTGCCGCACGGCTTCGGATAGTCCGGCGATGGCGGTTGTGGTTTTGGTGTTTCCAAGTCCAGTGCAAATTGCTCCGCATTGCGCATGGCTTGCTCATCAAACGGTAGGCGCTTTTGGTTGTCATGGTCCATTTTTTCCTCCATGGTTACAGGTACGTCTATTTTTATATTAGCACAAACAAAACAGCGCCTTTCTCGCGGCGCTGGTTTGCGTATGGTGTTTTTTACTACAGCAGCGGGGTCCCATCATTTGACGGGTTAGGTACTACAGCAGCCGGGTCTACGGGTGCGGCGTCTGGCGCAGCGGGTGCTGCGTCCGGTGCTGGCGGTATATCAGCCGCCTCACCGAGCACTGCGGGGTCATTTACGGGCTCTGCAGTTGCCACAGGTTCTGTGGTGTCAGTTTGGGCCGTAGTGGTCTCTGCGTCCGCCGTAGTGGTCTCTGCGTCTGCTACAGCGTCAACCGGCGCATTCTCAGCTAGCGCAGCCTCACGCGCTAGGTCAACACCGCCAGCCACGTGGCTTTGACCTGTTGTAGGCCCCTCAGTGTTCATTATTTTGGTTTCGTCCATGGTGTATGTGAATTAATTCATACTGATAAAATACGGCACGTGCCGCGCTACCCCGCCAAAGAGTTGACACACACTGTCGGCAGGGTAGGGCGACAAACGCCCGTCAACTAATCGTCGTGGTCTTCGTGGTCGCAGCCACAACGCTGCAAACCAACGCCACGCATATACTGGCCGCTGTCTTGGTCAAAAACATCTGCCGGCATTTGGCCGGTGTCCTTGCACCAATTGCAGTTGTATTTAACGTTATCGGGTTTTTGCATAGTAGTTCAACAGCAGTTGCAGGTGGTAGGTTTGCCAGTAAATTAAATCCGGGTAATACGTTGGGTGTGCGTAGCTGCGTAGCTGCGTAATTGTCTCTAACCTTGTCAATTTAAAATAGTCCATTTTGTGTGTGTTACCTGTAATGCTTTTTATTATACTGCACCCGGCGCGTCATGCAATCATACAAGCGGGGACAACACAAAAACCCCGTTAGGGGCTTTGTGGGTGAAAAAAATAGTTACAACGTAGAGTAGCAGGTTGCAGCCAAACAAACCTGCAGGCCCATTATAACTTGACCGCGGTGTCGGTGTCTAGGCGTAATGCAATGTCCATTATTGACTTGATCATAACCGCCAAGCCCACCATATCGGCCTCGGTTAAAAACAGCAACACCAAACCACCTACAGCTTGGGCCGCCGCTAGTAAAAATGTGCGTGACTTTAAAATGCTTTTTGTTTTTTGCATAATTATTTTTTAGTTAATAACTCCATCACCCCGTCCACAAACATTGTAACAATTTTTGGCTTGTATGACGTTACCTGCCAGTGCGCAAACCATGGTAGGTGGTTAATTTTTTTTATAGCAACCAGCTCGGCAGCTAATTTAATTTGCTCTGGCAGTGGCTGGGTCTCAGGGGTCAAGCCTTCGTAACAAATACCGTATGCAAAATAATTTGGTTCACCACTCTGTATTACACCGTCCCGGCCACTAACTAAATCAATTGCAGCTTTGACTGGTTCGTGCACCTTGCCAGCGTGCCACGCAATTTTGTCTTTAGGCACAAACTCAATAATGTATTTGCAGTGCCTTGGTATATACCAATGGTAGCTGGCGCTCCGGGTGCCGTTTAATATAGTGTCAATTGTGCCAGCCTCAGTACCAAGGTCAATATGGCCAATAACGGCCCGCTCACTAACCAGCGGCTGGTTGGTAAATTTTGTAGTGTGGTGCTTTACAATTTCCAGCTCACGTATTGAGTGGCTTTTGTACTGCAGTAAACCAACCAGCTGCATTAGCAGCTTTATGTATTGCTGCAATAACGCTACACGGCTTTCACCGCCGTTGCGCCGGTTAAATACACCATTGCTAATGTGCGGACCAATCACTTGCCAGATACGGTCGTAGTTATAACCGCGTTCCCAATACTGTTTGCCGTGCACAATATCCTTGTCAAAATCGTCTACCTCTAGCAGGGTCTCAAATCTAACGTTGGCATTTAGTAGAGCAAACTCATCAATAAAATGTAAATCTTCGTGCTCAGCAGTGTCTTGGTACCCCCGGCGGTACTTTGTAAACGTTACGTAGTAGCCGTTAAATACCCGGCCTAGTTTAAACCCAAGCAGCCGCACGTCATCGTTAACCCAGCTACTGTTAGAGACAAAAAACTTCACACTGTCTACAGTTTTGCCATGCTTGGCTGCAATGCGTGCCGTGTGCTTTAGCACAAAATTGTCGCTGGCATAGGCTTTATTGCGGCGCACCTCCCAGTCAATATCAGCCCCGTCAAATTCCTCAACCGTAAACTTGCATGGGTAGTGTCGGCTCATTTCGGTTTTGTACGCTTCCAGCTCCCGGTACGCGCGGCTGGCCCGCTTATCTACCATGCAATAAAAATGTAATTTGTTGTGCTGCATATATTTATTTGCTATCTCTTAAAGCCTGCAGGTCGTTTAATAATTTTTTTGGTGTTTGGTACCCGTGCCGACCAACGTTCTCTAGTATGGATATAAACTCAGTTACACCCACAAAGCCTATCATGGTTGCCTGTATTACACTAAACGGGATAGTTAGATCAGCAAAGTACCCGGCACTAATGGCGGTAAAATAAACCAAACCTTTTAGCACCACCCGGCTAAACGCCCGGCTAGTTATTACTTGGCCCTCGCGCTTGGCTGCACTAACCCCAAGCATGGTGTCAAAAACCATTAGCATGGCTATAGCAACCAGTGCGTCCGTATACAAATCACCAAATAGAAAAAACAACACGGCTAGCAGGCCGGTAATTATTATTTTTAATACAGTTGGCTCAACCAGTGTTGTGGTTAGGCTAACTATATAAGTGCCTGTCTCGGTGTAGTTTTGTAACATGTTTTTACCTGTGGGCTAGGCCGATTGTGAGTCCTTTGAAGATGTCGTCCATATTATAAAAGTAGTTGACTATCGCTTAATGCATAAGCGTTTTTTATATCCTCGGTGCTTGTTACTGCGCTATATATGTTTTGCTCGGCCAATGACCCATCTTCATCTACTTTGTAAGTTGTACCAGCAAACAAACCAGTCAATCCAGTAACAATTCCACTGGTTTGCACTGTTACCAACTCACCTTTACTAACTGTATTTTTAGCCATACCAATCCAGTTGGTCGACATACCTTCCAGCCAAATAGTCATGTTAATGCTACTGACAAGTATAGACACGATATGTGTACCAGTATTTATAATGTGCCCGCCGCCAGCTGAAAACCGTTCGAGTGTTAACTGTGCCGTTAATGTAGTGCCAGCCAAAGTGGCTTTGATGATTTTTCCTCCATTTGAAACGTTTTGACCACATCCGATATATACGTCATTTCCGTCGATTGCCATACCACCGCCACCCCTATTAGCAAATATAAGCGGTGTACCAAAAGTGATAGTGGTGCCACTTACTGTGCCAGCAATTACTTTTACATCATTAGCATTACTTACACCAGACCTAATCACAAAGCTGTCGCTCGCGCCACTAACTACTGCTTCGTGCCGCAGGCTCGGATTAAAGATTTCGCCAACAAATTGCTCAGCGCCTAGCGTTATTGTAGTGCCAGACAAAGTGCCGATTTGAGCATAAATACCAAAGACGCCAAGGCTGGTGTCGTGTGCGTAAACAAGAAACTTGTTTGGAGCAATCGTTTTTATTAATCCTATATTTGCGTTTCCAACCCTAGTAATCAAAGCAGCACTTACACCCGTAGCGTTTACAGTTGTACCAGTAACAGTAAAAGCCACCACTCTTGAGTTTGTACCAGTAGTTGTTTTATAAAGCAAAATCCCACTATTGACACTCATTTGGTCACAAGTCAAAACTATACCGCTGGTTGCCAAGGCACTACCAGCCGTCACAAAAGTGTCTTCTGCACCTAGCGTTATGGTTGTACCACTAACTGTCCCAACTCTGTAGTATACGATTGTTGCACTGCTGTCTTTTATGTAAAAAACTATAAACTTGTCAGTGTCAAGTTTGCAAACAGTTGCACGGTCGATGTCGGATGATATATTTGTAGCCGTTGCTATTTCAATATGTGTCCCTAAAGTTGGTGTCAAAGTGTCAAAATCCGTTTCGATAACTTGAGCAAATAACGTTCCACTGCTAACGTTATTTGTTTGCAGGTGTACAATTTTTGTATCAGATATAGCGCACGCACGGGCATACGCAGTAGTATTGTTGTTTGCTGTTGGTATGCCATGTGGAACACTCAATGTGCTGCGCCTTGCCCTGCTACCACCACCAAAAAGGTTTCCAATACCAACTGGCGCACCGGCGGTCAAATCCTCATTTGCAGTTAGCGTAACAATTTCTCCCCCTATAAATTCCGGGTGCAGTTTTCCATTAGCCTCTAACTTGGGTACCCGGCCCTCGTCAAGCGTGGGGTCAGCATTACGCTCGGCAGCGTTAATGAAATCTGATGGTGATGTTAGGTTGTCCTCAGCAATCATAATATTTATTATTATACACTAGCTGTCACACGGTAGGTTATTGTATTGTCCTCGCCGCTAGCTTTAACCAGTGGGGCCGCCAATATTAACCGGCTCCACAGGCGTCCACTTGCAAGGGTAATGGTGCCGTCAATAAATGCCCCAATTTCAGTATATGTGTCGTTGGGTGTTAATACGTCTGGAAAAAACGTTTTAAACGTAACCTGCAGACCAC